ACACACTTGGGAAAAATACCCAATCCAAATCTTTACAAACTTTTTTCCATATCATATCTTGCTCTAATTGTTTTTCGCGGTCTTTCATCATCGGTATGTAAGGTAAATATTGGGTTTGGTCTAAGAGAACACACAATTGATGTAATGTATAAGTATAATTGAAAAAATTGGTGCGATTGGCTGGACAATGTGTAGCCCATGGTTTTTGTATCTCAATAAATAATACACATAATGTTTCATGTAATTCTTCATTCATTATTGGTGGTTTTATTCCAAAAATAGAATTTATATATTGTATATGTTCAAAATATTTATTATATCCTAATTTTCGTAGAATTTCGCGCATTTTATCATAATTAATAAGTGACATATCTTTTATACGTTCTTTTTTAATTCTGGCTCTAATTGCTTCAATTACTTCATCTGGTATCTGTGTAGTTTCTTTTGCTTGGAATTGTGATAAAATCTCTTTGAAATGGTTAAGTCGTATATACGCTGTATAAGATACTTCATTTGGAGGTTCTTTATTGGTCGGTTTTGAACTATCTATAATATAAGTAATAAATTTACCACAATCGTTATTATTACATATCAAAATACCTTCTTCGTCTTGTGGTATAAGTTCTCCTTTACGACAATTTTCACATACATCCGATTGGATTACAAAATCTTGTAAATTTATTATTTCGTTATTTACATTTCGCCAATAATTTTGATAAAGTTTTTTAGAATGAGAATATTTGTCGCTATTTAAATTGGAAATAGTGTCATTGTTTGCTTTAATTTTGAAAAAAGAATTGAGAACTTTTACATTTTTGTTATTATCTCCTGATGATATTTTCTTTTTTTCCTCAAAATAATTGAAAATATATTTGGAATTATCTAACAAATAACGTTTTTTTTGTTGTTTCAATTCTTTCACTTGTGAATTGATATTATGTATTTTATCGCGAATATCCATATAAGCGTCAATTTCGTGTTCTTTTAAATTAGATATCATAGATTTGAGTTGTGTTTTCTCTTCTAATAATTTAGGTATTGTTTCGGTTTCGTTTTCATAAAATTGGTTTAGCATTTCAGTATGTTTTTCATCTATTGTGTTGGATTGTTTATGAGGAGGTTTTTTTGGTATTGTTTGGTTCATTTTGGTTTAAAATTATATAAAAATTATGTTGAAGTATTTATATAATTTTTTATGAGGAATATATATAATGGATAAATTAAATTATGAATTTTCAGCTGAAACTGGCTGTATTATTGCTAAAACAGATAATCATCATGATTTTGGAACTGGTCAAAGAATTACAGAACCTGAACAATTTTATAACAATGATGCTGTTTTAGAATATCTACCTACAATAAATAATTGTGACTATTTAAATGAAGATAATTTTTTAAATAAATATATATGGAAATTTAAAAGTGCGGCTGACGCAAAAAAAGAAACATCAAAAATTGTAGAAAATATTGAAGAATTGTTTAATGATGAAATAATTCAAAATTATGAGATTAAACAAATTTATCGGCCTGCTAATAAATATTCACCTGAAACGTTTGACACAAAAAAATCATATATACATAGAAAATTAGATGAAATGGGAATCAAAGATGATATATATTTTGTTTCTGATATAAGACATACAAATGAGTTTGATGATTTACTTGCTATAGATAATGAAAATACAAATCGTAAATTTTATTGGGTTCAAAACGCACAAACAGAATTTGACCCAATGGGTAAAACAAAAGATTTGGATAATAAAAATGCGGAAAACCCTAAATTTATTTTTTGTTGGGAAAAATATGATCCTAATAATTATACTATATATCCAGAATGGAGCGAAAAAAATAAAGAAAAAATAACTGATGAAAATAAAGAAATTATGTTTTATTCAAATCGTAGAATATATATGGCAATGCAACCAAATTATAAAACAAGTAAAGATATATATGATAATTATAAATCTTCAATATTAATAACTTATCCAAAATCAAAAAATTATGCTTACGCTGATAAAGAAATGGCTACTGTAAGTTCACATTTAATAAAATCAAATACAAACAACCAAGAATATAATAATTATCAAAATAATTGTAATCAATTTAAAAAAATACTTCTTGAATTTTATAAAAATAATTTAAATCATATTGAACATAATAGAATAGCTGATTTTAATAATTCAAATAAATATTTATCGAAACGGTTAGGAGATGCGGGTGAAGCATTATCTTGTTTAAAAAATAAAGTAATATTTCAAAAATACGTAAATAAAAAAGTTGAAGAATTTGAATCTACAAATTTATTTGCGTTTATAACATGGGATAGAGTATGTTTAGCGAATTCATTAATATATAAAGTTCCTATTCTTGTTTGTTCACTCGAAGATAGTATATTATTATTTGTACGTAAAGATTTATTAAATCCCAAAGAATTATTAGACCAACATTATAATAATAATAGTATTGAAAAATATATTCAAAAAATTACTAATAAATTTATTGGAAATGATACATTAATAAATAATTACAATACATTTCAAAGCAATATCGAAAAACTGAATAATTTTATAACCAATTTCAAAATGGATTATAATATAGACAATAATATGACGAATTTAGATAATAATTTAACTAAAATAATTAATATGTATATCAACATAACAGATATCATAATTAGATTAAATAATTTAAATATCAATAACGATATTGAATTGAGTTTCCAAGGTATTCAAAAAAGAATTATTGAAATGTTTAATGCCCGTGGATTTGATATAAATCAAAACATTTTATTATCTTGTATTCAAGACAAAGAATATAAATATAATACTATAACTGAAATAGTATTTAAAAATTATAAAGATAAAAATATTTCTATAGAGAATTATAATGAGATTATTAGTACTGATAAAGATAACGTTAATAATATCTTAGGAGATTTAACTAATATTTATACTTATTATAATAATATTAATGATATTTTAGAATACATAAATGATAAAATAGATAGTGACTTTAAGAACATTATACATTTTTATATTAGTACCTTTAAAAAAAGCACTATAATAAGTAATAATGATTTATTCAATTTAGATTATAATATAAATAATGAAACGATTAAAGATATAATGAACAAAGCAAAAAACAAAGCAAACGTGTTTCCATATAATTACTTATGTTTTGTTGACAAAAAACAAGTTTCGTTTTCTCATGATTATAATGAGAAAACTGGATATAACGCAATAATAAGTATTTTTAGATTATTTATAATTAATAAATATAATATTACATTGTATAATCATTTTATTGTTCAAATAGAAATATTATTACAAAAGTTAAAAGAATGTGCTACTGATAAAAAACGTAACGATTCATTAGATTTTTTGAATATTATAAACCAAAATTTATCAGAAATGGGTTTTAAAAAAACAGAACTTTCAATTGAAATGGAAGTTCCTAATGAAAAACTTAGCGTAATGAAAAGTGAACTTCCTAATGAAAATGTTTTTCAAATTGAAACAGGAATTCCAGAAAAAAAAACACAAAGTAGAAAAGAAATATATTATGGATTGAACCCAGAAAATATAATAGAAGGAAAGAGAGAAAGACAAACGCGCTTTGGAGGAGCGACATATGACATAATGGATGTAAATAATGATAAATTATCACAAGACATTACTATGTTGAAAGAATTTGATTTATTTTTGAAAGGTTTTATGTTGTTACTAATTGTTATATGGAGTGAGGGTTATATGATAACAAATGATTTGGATTCAGATAAATTATTAATAAAAATAATATATTTTTATTTAACAGCATTCGATATAGATATTATAGGTAATTATCAATTAAAACAAATTGAAAAAGATATTAAAAAAATTATACAAGAATACAATGATGGAAATATAAATTTTATATATGATAATCATTATGAAGACGTTATTTATAATAATAAATTTACATTGAATAATTTAAATATTAATAAATGTGTATATAACTTTGTTAATTGTATTGATGAAAGAATAACTCAAGATATGAAAAATGATGTGGAAGATTTTTTTAATTTATCAAAAAATAGAGGTTTTAATGATATTCTATTGCCTCCATTAAGTAATAAACCAGAAAATAGAAATGAACAAAGTTCTCCAATTCAGAAAATGTTGTTTCCTTTTCCTGAAGGAATGAACCAATTTATTAATAATATTTTTTTGAGTGGAGAAATCTTTACTATAATTAATACAATACATAATAAAATATATAATATTCCATTATCATCACATAACTTATCAAATAATAATTTAATACAAAATGTTCCTGATATAAGAACAGGACATTCTATAAATGAAAATAAAATGAATATACCACAACAAAAACAATTACCAACAAGTGTATTTTCGTTTGGTGGTAAAAAAACTCGCCGTTATAATAAGAAAATTTCCAGAAATTATCGTATTAAGAAAAATAAGACAAATCGTAGAAGAAATAATAATAAAACAAGAAAGTCGTAAAAATCTTTATTTTCGTATATAAATCTAATATATACGAAATATGTCCAATAAAGAAACACCTATTCATAATATTCCATTTGAACTACCTAAAAATATTAAAATGGAAAGAAAAGAATTTCAAAAATTATTGTTTTTATCTAATGTTTTAGACCAAGGTTGGACAATAAAAAAAAGAAATGATACTTATATTTTTACAAAAAAACACGAGAACCGTTATGAAGTTTTCCAAGAAGATTATTTAGAAAAATTTGTATTATCTAATATAAATTCGGGGGGCTTTATATGAATGAATACAACAATAAAAATATGATTTTATGTAAAACTATATTTTTATTCAGATGTTATGATTTTCCATTTGTATCCTTTATGTATTTCATTACTAATAGATACTTTTTTTAATGTAGTATGCGACATTTGAAATTTTAATGTTACATCTGTAATCGAAGCGAATTGTTGGATTTCTTTATTGGTAATTGGATCAATTTGTATAACATATTTGCTATTTTTTTTTATAAATCTATCTGGTAATGAATTATTTGATAGAAATTCATCTTTCATTTCTTGAGAACAATTATCAAAAAAATTCCAATAATGTCCAGATGATATGGAAGATTGTTTAATTGCTCGTGATATAGTAGAAAATCCAGCTAAATTGCGACTTTCGGCCGCATCTCGTTGTGATGCGAATACTTCCATTATCTTTGTTTTTTTTATATCGATCATCGCAATATATTCTATGGATTTATTGCTCGATTTTACAGTCGGTAATGGCATAGGCGTTTCTATTATATCTCTATCTTGTAAAACCCAACGACAATTTTTATATATTGTATTTGCTTTTGATGCTTCTCTTAAGCCAGTATGGGATGAACCGTGGACATTTCTTATGACATCAATTACGCTGTCATATATATTTATTAATTCTAATGTATCTTTATTGTATTGGAATACCTTTGGAGAACGTGTATTGAACCGGCGTTTCACGAAATTACAATTGATTTCTTCTTCGTTGGATTCTACATCTTCGGTTTCGTTAGATTGATTGTTATCATTTATTTCTGTTGTTTCTCTCGTTTCTATAGGTTGTTGTTTTAATTCTATTTTTTTTTCTAATGATATTGTTTCTTCTTGAAATTTTTTAATTTCGGTTTCATTTAATTTTATTTTGAGTTCTATCATTTCTTTACTGTTCATATCATTATTATTTATTTTAGTTATTTCTTGGTTTATTAAAATTATTATATTTTTATATTGGTCTTCATTTACAATAAAGGTTTCTCGTGCGATTATACCATCTAATTTTGTAATAGAATAATATAAACTTTTTACACTTTCATTTGAATGTATTATTTTTTCTAATTTAATATAATGTTGCGTCTCAAAAACATCTAATAATATTGGAACAACGCCATAAGTATTTGATATATTTGCCATCCGTTCTTTAATGTTTTGTGTTGAACCTATTTTGATAATGAATTTATCATCATTTTCATCTTTTAATTTACAAATATAAACAACGTTTTTATTATGGTATAATTGTAATATTTTATTATGAAGTTCCCTTTTTGCTTTTTCATAAATCAATTTGGAATCAATTTCTAATTGTTGCTTTAATTTGTATTCTCCTGTTAAACGAATTTCTTTTAATACTTGTATCATCCATAATTGAAATTTTTCTGCGATTGGTTTATTTGAACGAGCTAGTAATCTATATAATCCAGCTTCTGTCAAAAATGTTGTTTTTTGAATTCCACCAAGGGAAGCACTTTCGGTTATAACCTTCAGATTATTACCGTAATTAGATAACACTTTGTTAATATTTGTCATTCCTAATAAAATACCTATTTGTTTTGCTTGGAAAAGTGGGTTTTCAATAGTTCCCTGAATATTTATAGGGTAATGTTCGTCGCACAACGAGAAGGCTTTTAGTATATCCATACTATACAATATAAGGAGATAATTTTTTATATAATTTGACGAATAAAAAATCTTCTAAAGTATATTTTATAAAATTTTTTTGAAATATTATGATAATTTTTTTGAATAAATAATATAAAAATTAAATTATATATTATAATAAATGCCTGATTCAAAAAAATCTGAAAAATTCAAGATAGAGCGCATTGCTGTATATAATAAATTAATGACTATTTTAAATTATTCACAAAATGAATATTTCATTTTAAATGATATTGATAATAATATTGATTTACAAAATCAAATTTTAGATTTAATTGTTGATATTCGTAAATTTTATTCTGCGAGCGGTTGTAAAGGTTGTAGTGAAAATAGAGTATGTAAACGACCTTATATGAGTATTATTCGCTATTTATTAAAACAAAACAATAAAACACTATATTCTACTGAAATTGCTATTCCAATCGGTGAAAAAAAATATAAAAAAACGAAGAAATATAAGATATTTTAGACACAATATGAAAATGGTATAATAATTATATTTGTTATAATTATTAACCGAGCAAGGGAGTATAAATTTTATATGTCAAAAAAATTATAAAATAAATGAATTACTTCAATAGTTTTATTTGTCATATTATTAGACCAATAATCTATTTGATTTTTTAATACATCAAGGCGATTGTTCCATTCTTTACTATTATCTTTAGTTATAATGAAAATACCATGATTATTTGCTTTCCAGCAAGACTTAATAAGTTGATTGTTTTTGTTAACATATGAATCTGGATTAAACCTAATAATTACAAGTGGTCTAAAACCAATATCTTGTGAAATTTCCATTAATCGTTTGTTTTCACAACTACAATCATAATCAATGTGTTGATTTTCATCTACTTCTATAATAATGACTTGATAACCTAAGTCAAGTAATAAATCGGGTCTTCTTCTTGAACAACCATCTTGAATTTTTTTATCACTAACCCAAGAAAAATTTGGAAAATTGTTTAATACAAAATCTAGTACGTTTTTTTCTTTGGTTTTATAATTTCGCGTTACTGGTTTATCTGGAAATAAATGAATATAACAAAATAAACAATATCCTTCGTATTTTTTTGAAGGATTTTTTATATTGCACCATTCAGATAAACATTGTTTATTAACAACATCTTCCATATTATCTAATTTATGTGAATTACAAAAAACTCCTTTTGTTTCACCACTATAATTAAACATCGGTCTTAATATGCAACCATTGTGATTACATAATTCATGTTTAATATCTACCATATCTTCTAATTTATGTTGAAAACAATATAATGGTAATTCACCATCCGCATAATTATATGAGGGACTTGTATTACAACCTTCTTCTATACATTTTCTATGTTTTCCATCAATCATTCCATCCAATTTATGTTTTGAACAAAAGCGACAATGAGTATCATTTTCAAACTTATAAGATGGCGATAAATTACAATCAAGAAATTCACATCTACTATGTTTTATATCAATCATTCCATTCAATTTATGTTTTGAACAAAACCTACCATATTTTTCACCTTTAACATTAAATTGCGCAATTACTTTGCAATTAGGTTCTTCACATCTTTTTCCTATTACATTTATCATATCTTCTGATTTATGAGTGATACAATATAATCCTTTTGTTTCTGTTGGTAAATTATAAATAGGCGTAACATAACATTTTATTCCATTAACACCTTTGCAACGCCTAGCAGCAAGATTTACCATTCCATCTAAATAATGTGAATTACAATATTTAGGTTTTTCATTTGGAAATCCAAATGTTGCTCGTTTGTTAGAGCAATTCTCATTTTCACAAGTTTTGTCTATAACATTTCTCATTCCATCTAATTTATGACCAGCACAAAATATACCCTTTTTTTCGCCCAAAATGTTGAAAGAAGCAGTTTTACCACATCCAGATAGACACTTATTTACCATTTCTATAATATAACGTGATAAAATATCTTTATGTCATTTAACGCATTAATTATAACATTGTGTCAAATCGTGGATTTTCTAAATATGTCTAAATATGTTTATTGACATTCTTAATGTTTTTTACTACTTACAACACTAAAAAAATAATATATATTTATTTATTAATTATACCTATATTTATATAGTGAAAATATAAATTTATAAAAAATTATTTTTTATTTTATGTAGGTATTTTTGATATAATTTCATTTTTAATTTTTATTTAGCAATTTCCATAGAATTTATTTTCTCTGTATAGTATATATAAAAACCAGCAACATGGGAGGAGCACTAATGCAGCTAGTCGCCTACGGCGCACAAGACGTTTTCCTTACAGGAACACCAGAAATTACATTCTGGAAAGTATCATACAGAAGACACACAAACTTCGCAATGGAATCCATTGAACAAACATTCTCAGGCCAAGCCGATTTTGGTCGTCGTGTTACATGCACAATCTCAAGAAACGGTGATTTAGCATACAGAACATATTTACAAGTAACTCTTCCAGAAATCAACCAAGATATGTCAACTGCTTCACCTAAACAAGTCTATGCCCGTTGGTTAGATTACATTGGTGAACAACTTGTTGCCCAAGTTGAAGTTGAAATTGGTGGTCAAAGAATTGATCGTCAATATGGTGACTGGATGCACATCTGGAACCAACTTACCATGTCATCTGAACAAAAAGCAGGTTACTTCAAGATGATTGGTAACACCACCCAACTTACATACATCACAGACCCAACAT